CGAGAAGTAAAAAAAAGATTGGACGCCACAAAAAACGTCTAAATAAAAAAGAAAAACCATATAAAAAATATATAGGACAAGGCAGATAATGAATATAATATTTTTAATTTTAGGATTAGCAACATCTAGTACAACTTATGAAATAGCTAAAATACCTATTGGAATGGCCTTAAAAGAAGTAACTTGTGAAAAGGCATTTAAAAAACATACTACTTGGGTAGAGAATCCGAATTATGAAGATGGAAATAATGAGCTTTGGGGTTCTTATGAATATAAAGGTAAAACAGTTTTTTTTCATTATTGCGAAGATTCACTTAAAAAGTATATTCCATAATGGCTAAAATCAGTTTATCAGCAATTTCTCAACTATTAAAACTATCTGAAAGACGAATACAACAGTTAGCAAAAAATGATATTATTCCTAAAGCAACAAAAGGGGAATATGATATGATAACAAGTGTTCATGGATATATTGATTATTTAAAAGCTAAAATTGGAGGAGAATATACAGCAGAGGACTTGGCAATTAATAGAAACAGACTATTAAAAGCACAAGCTGATTTAGCAGAGATAGAAAAACAAAAACTACAAGGGGAACTAATAACAAAACATGAGGTAAAAAAAAACTGGCTTAATTTATTAAGTGTATTAAAAAATAAATTATTAGCAATGCCTAATAAGGTTGCACCAGTTGTTATGACGTATAAAAATGTTAATGAAGTTAAATTGATACTAAAGGATAAAATATATGACACTCTCCACGAAATCGCAGGAGCAGACCTTACCAAAGATGACAAAAGGAATGTCAGAAGTGTTAAGGTCAAGTCTAAACCTATTAAAGCCTCCACCAAATCTATCAGTAAGTGATTGGGCAGATAAGTTTAGAATCTTATCTCCAGAGGGCAGTAGTGAGGCTGGTAAGTTTGAAGTATCTAGAGCAGTATTTCAAAAAGAAATAATGGATGTTTGTGCAGACCCCTCTGTTCAGGAGGTTGTTGTCATGTCTTGTTCTCAAGTAGGAAAAACAGAAACACTTTTAAATACTATTGGTTATTATATTGCTTATGAACCAGCACCTATTTTGATGGTACAACCAACTCTTGAAATGGCTAGAAGTTGGAGTCAAGACAGATTAAGTACCATGATTAGAGATACTCCTATTATTACACAGAAAGTAGCAGACGCTAAAAGTCGTGATGCTGGAAATACAACACTACACAAAACATTTGAGGGTGGACACATAACAGCTTGTGGAGCAAACAGTCCAGCTTCATTAGCAAGTAGACCAATAAAAATTGTATTGTGTGATGAGGTAGATAGGTATCCAACAACAGCTGGTGCAGAGGGTGATCCAGTATTACTTGCCAAACGTAGAAGTGCAACATTTTGGGATAGTAAATTAGTTATGACTTCAACTCCTACTGTGTCAGGTGCCAGTAGAATTGAAAGTGCGTATGAGAGTAGCGACCAAAGACAATTTTATGTACCATGTTTACATTGTAAACACTTTCATATCTTGGAATGGAAAAATGTAGTTTTTGATAAAGAATATACACATAACGCACATTTAATTTGTCCAAAGTGTAAAAAGAAAATAGATAATCAAGATAGGATTCAAATTATTTCAAAAGGGTATTGGAAAGCAAAGCAAAAGTTTGCTGGTGTAGCTGGTTTTCATTTGAGTGGTTTATATAGCCCTTGGATTTCATTACAGGAGGCAGTTGATGAATTTTTAAAGGCAAAAAAAATGCCTGAAACATTAAGGGTATTTATAAACACATATTTAGGAGAAAGCTGGGAAGATGCTGGAGAAAGAATTGATGATTTTGAATTATATAAAAGACGTGAGAAATATAATGTTCCTGAAGAAGTTGTTTTAATTACAGCTGGAGTTGACATCCAAGATGATAGAATTGAGATGGAAGTTGTTGGATGGGGACTAGATGAAGAAAGCTGGAGTTTAGACTATATCCGAATATATGGAGATCCATCTGCTCCGAATATTTGGCAAGAATTAGATACGCATTTATCCAAAACTTATGAATGTGAGGATAAAACTCAAATGACAATAGTTTCAACTTGTATAGATAGTGGACACCATACCAATCAAGTGTATAAATTTTGTAAACCTAGATTAGCAAGACGAGTTTTTGCAATTAAAGGACAAGGGGGAGAGGGCAAGACAATTATTGGGCGATCAACACGAAACAACATTATAAGATGTCCATTATTTCCTGTGGGTGTAGACACTTGCAAAGAATTGATATATTCAAGACTTAATATAAAAAATTCTGGTGCTGGATATTGTCATTTTCCATTAAAGTATGATGAAGAATATTTTAGACAGTTAACAGCAGAGAAAATAGTAACAAAATATAGACGAGGATTTAAAAAACGAGAATGGGTACTTACAAGGTCAAGAAACGAAGCATTAGATTGCAGAGTTTATGCTTTAGCAAGTTTAACTGTTCTTAATGCAGATTTACAAATGTTAGCAAAACAAAAATTACAAACACAAAAAAATGAGAATGTAAATCTATCAAGGTTGAGAAATCTTAATAAAAAAGGTAATTTCGTTTCATCGTGGAAAGATTAAATTAATGGCAAATTTATTTACAGAAATACCAGAAAAAGAACCAATCAGTTTTTACAAAGGCGAAACAATTGTCTGGAAACGAACTGATTTAGGTGCTGACTATGCGCCATCAAGTCATTCTATGGTTTGGGAAGCATCATTAGAAAGTAATGGTTCAACAAGATTTTCAGCAACAGTTACAGAATCAGGAACAGAATATACATTTACATTAGATAATTCTGCAACAGCAAATTATACTTCTGGAGATTATAAGTGGTTTTTAAAAGTTCTTCAAACAAGTGATAGTGAAACATTAATTATAGATTCAGGAAAAATAACTGTTAAAGACAATTTTTTTGCAACTACAACAGATACTCGTAGTCATGCAAAAATAATGGTTGATAAACTTGAAAGTCTATTACAAGGAAAGGCAGACGCAGATGTATCTAGTTATGCCATTGCTGGTCGTTCACTTAATAAATTAACTGTTGAAGAAATGTTAAAATGGAGAGATTATTATAAAGCTGAATATCAAAGAGAAATACAAGAGTTTAGAATAGGAAATAATGAAGGTTCAGGTGCAATAGTAAAGGTGAGATTTGATGACGCTTCGTGAAAAAATAGCAAAATTTTTTGGAAGAAAAACAAGGTCTTTTTATAGTGGTGCTAGTACAAGCCGACTATTAAGTAATTTTGTTCAAGTTAGTAAGTCAGCTGATAGTGAGATTAAACAAAGTATTCAAGTTTTAAGAAATAGGTCGAGAGATTTAGCAAAAAATAATTCTTATGCTAGAAGATATATTAATTCCTATGTTGATAATGTTGTAGGACCAAAAGGTATGCATTTACAAGTAAGAAGTAGAGATCCAAGTGGTGCTCTTGATAGTTTTGCCAACTCACTTATTGAAATGAGATGGAAAGAGTGGAGTAAAAAAGGCAGTTGCACAGCAGATGGTAAGTTATCGTTTCTAGAATGCCAAAGACTATTTTCAGAAATTTATGCACGAGATGGAGAGGTATTAGTTAGAGTTATTAATAATTTTGATAATAAATATAAAATTGCTATTGAATTTATAGAAACTGATAGATTAGACCACGAATTAAATAATAATTTGCCTAATGGTAATACAATCAGAATGGGTGTTGAAATTAATCCTTTCGGTAAACCTATTCAATATCATATTTTAAAAATACATCCCCATGATGATTTTAAAACTATGGAAACATATTCAAAAGATAGATATAATATTATTCCAGCAGAAGAAATGATACATTTTTATCATCAGGAAAGACCGAATCAAACAAGGGGTGTACCACCATTATCATCTTGTCTAAAAAGTTTAAAAATGCTGGATGGTTATATGGAAGCAGAATTAGTTGCGGCACGAGTAGGTGCATCTAAAATGGGCTTCTTTAAATCAGGAGATGGTGCTAGTTATACTGGGGAAGATAAAACTAATACCAACAATCCTATTATGTCAGCAGAACCAGGCACATTTGAACAATTACCTATGGGAACAGAATTTCAAGCATTTGACCCTCAACATCCTACAAGTGCATTTAAAGATTTTACAAAAGCAATCATACGTTCAATAGCAAGTAGTTTGAATATAAGTTACAATAGTTTAGCCAATGATTTAGAAAGTGTAAATTATTCTAGTTTAAGACAAGGAGCATTAGAAGAAAGAAGTCATTATCAATGTGAACAAAATAGAATGGTTGAGGGCTTTATGAATATTATTTATTCAAAATGGTTAGAAATGGCTTTTTTGTCTGAAAATTTAAACAATCTTCCTGATGGTAAATATAATAAATTTAATTCTCCAATTTGGAGACCTCGTGGGTGGCAATGGATTGATCCTAAAAAAGAAGTTGACGCATTACAAATTGGTATGTCAAATGGATTTTTATCTCTCCAAGATGTTCAAGCTGGTTATGGTAGAGATGTGGAAGATGTTTTTGCTAGTATTCAAACTGAAAAAGAGTTAGCCAAGAAGTATGGAATTAATTTATCATTTGAACCATTTGGTGCTAAACCTATGATTACACCATCTAACGAAAAGGTTGAAGAAGATGAATAAATTAGATATGTCTGAAACTATGGAACTAAAAGATAAACCAATAGTTAAAGACGAAATTACGCAACAAGAACCAAAAGAAATTAAAAGTAATCCCAAAATGGAAAACCCAGAACAAGACATAAAAAAAGAATATAGAACATTCTCACTTAAAAACCCTAGTATAGATAAATTGACTAGACAAGTATCTATGGCTATTGCAAGTGAAGAACCTTATGCAAGAGCATTTGGAATAGAAATTTTATCCCATACAAAAGGGGAACAAGACTTTAATTTCTTAAATAGTGGTAGAGCTCCTTTATTGCTTAATCACGATTTAGAGAAACAAATAGGTGTTATTGAAAGCGCAAGAGTTAGCGAAGACGACAAGGTAAGTCGTGCAATCGTTAGATTTGGTAAATCTCAACTAGCTGATGAGGTCTTTCAAGACATAGTAGACGGTATTCGTAGTAATGTGAGTGTCGGCTATGAAATAACAAAGATGGAGAAAGCCAAAGGTAAACAGGATGATGGAAATCCTAAATACCGAGTAAACTGGACACCATTGGAGGCTTCTATTGTTTCGGTGCCAGCAGACGCAACTGTTGGGGTTGGCCGTAGTAGAGGTAATTTATCAATAGACAATGAGAGTAATAAACAAACTATCAAAGTCATAACTAGGGAAAACACAATGGAAAAAGAAAAAGTAAATCCAAAAGTTGAAGCTCCTCAAGTTAATGTTGAAGAACAAATCGCTAAAGCGAGAAAAGACGAAACAGCTAGAGTTAAAGAAATTCAATCTTTAGGGTCAAGACATAATTGTTCAGACCTTGCAGATAAATCGGTTAACGATGGCACAAGTCTTGCTCAATTTAGAGGAATTGTTTTAAACAAACTTGGTGACGCAAAACCTTTGGATAAGAAAGATAAAGTCGGACTTTCTAATAGTGAATCACGAGATTATTCTATTACTAAAGCTATTAAAGCAATGGTAACTGGAAATTGGTCTGGTGCTGAACTTGAAAGAGAAGCGTCTGATGAAATATCAAGAAAAAC